AGACGCTGAATGGTGCGACGAATAGCCGCATCGGTCAGAGCACCAGCAGTGCCAGTGTAGGCGGTCGTGCCGTCAGCACCAGAGTAAGCGCCAGTGTAGTCGGCAGTGCCGTCGCCACCGTTGGTCGAACGACCCAGACGGATCAGGCTGGTGTCAACCTGACGAGCCAGAGCGTAACCAGCGTCATCAGTGTAGAACTGACGCAGGCTCGACAGAGCTTGGGCTTCCACGATGTCTTCGATCAAGCGGCTGTATTCCCAGTGCTGGTTGATGCTCACGGTCTTCTCAGACTCGGTAGCAGCGATCAGGGTCACTTGGGTGTTGGCCGACTTAGCCGAAGCAGAGCCACGGTTGGGGGCGGGGATGTGAACGGTGTCACCCTTTTTGCCTTTGAAGCTCATCTTTTTGATGAGGTTGGCGGCAACGAGGTTTTTCTTATAAGCGGCAACAATCTCATCGCTCCAAACTTCAGGAATGAAAGTTGCAGCGGTAGTTACCGTAACGTGATTAGAACCGAGGGCCATTTTTGAAACTCCTTGAATTGTTTACATTGATTTATTTGACTCGCCCTTCAGCATACGCAGCCATAATTTCAGGCTGGAGCGCCTCATATCGAGCAGGGTCATTCATTTTGAGCCGGATGAGGTCGGCACGACGATAAACTTTCTTCGACGATTCACCAGTACCCCCAACATCAACCGCTGCTGCTTGAAGATTCTTTTTGAGAGTCTTCTCACCTGCTTCGGTAGTCTGCTGAGCTTTAACAGAACGAATCTGTTTAAAGGTGCTCAAAAGCTCGTCAGCGGCAGCAAAATCATACTGACTATCAGCAAGAGCAAACATATTCAACCGAATCGGAGAGCCTTTAACCCATTGCTGGAATTCAGGATCACTAACCACTTGAGCGAAGTCAGGATGTTTAGCCGACAACTGTTGTTGTGTCTGCATTGCCTTCATCTGCATTGCTGCTTGTTGAGCAGCTACGACTGAAGGATGATTTGCCACTGCTTTTTCGATGGCCTTCTGAGGGTCTTCGAAGAAGTCAATTTCTTTTTCTGGGACAGGCTCTGGTTGCTTGGCGGCGAGATTCTGTTTAAGTAACTGATCTGCAAGCTTGCGAACTTCACCAACCTCTTGTGCCTGACGACCAATGAGCTTTTCAGCCTCTTGGTGCATCTGGATGATTTCCTCAAGACTTTTGCCTTCATACTTAGAAGGAGTCTTTGGTTTCTCAGGCTGCGCCTCAGTTTGTTGCTCTACTTCGGCTTGTTTCTGTTCTTCTGCTTCGATTTCACTAATGGAATCGTCGTTTACGCTATCAATAAGTGCCATACCTACCTCTTTCCTGCCGTATAAACGGTTCTAGGATAATTTTAAAAATGACTCGCTGGTTTTTCAGTTACGAGTCGGCCTTTTTGCGGTCATGTGCCATCTTCTCGGCCCTTTTGCGGTTCCAAGCGTGATAAGCGCCGGGAAAAGCACCGCTAAACGGCTCCAAATAGGCCCTAGGCGCAGAGATAAGCCTCTTTGCCTCTTCACCGCACACCTTACAGGTGCTTTTGAATTCTTCAGTGTCTACTAAAGATTCAGTTGTGTGCCCTTGTCCACACAGGAAATCAAACATCCGCCGTGGCATTTGTAAGCTCCTCGTAAACTTTGTCACACATTTCACGTCTTTGAAGGATCAGACCAAGGATGTCTAACTGGCCTTTTCGGAAGTACAGTTCATTTGGCTCCGAGACAGTTGACAGGTCGTTGACCTTCTCTTTCAAACCCGTAAAATCTTCAATCAAGTCGGCCCACCCTTGAGTGGACATCATTGAAAATGCGTTTTCGTAGTATTTCGCTAGTTCTTTATCCATACGGAGAACCTATTTAACAAAGATAGTGGATACTAACATAAAAAATGTTAGATGTCAACACTTTTGTTACTGTTTTCTAGTCATTTGTAAGCCAGCGATACGCTCATTGGAAGCAATATCTGCTGCTTTAAGGTTAATTTCACGCTCTTTGAGCATCCTGTCAGCCAATTTCAGGCGTTTATCGAAGTCATCAGAACGGTCAATATTCGTTGCGGCGGCTTGGATAATGTCAACTTGGTGCTTCTCAGGCAGCAATTGAGCCTCGATAGAGGCCTTTTGAGCCTCTGCTTGCTCTTTCTGGGCTTTGGCTTGTAATTCCATTGCCTGAGCCTGCTTGATCTGCATATCAAGTTGAATAGCCATCGTCTGAGCCTGTTGTTGCTCAGGATTAGGCTGACTCATCTGTTCCAGCGTAGCAATCATTTCGCCACGGTTGGAGAGTCCCGAGTTCTGGAGGATTCCTTTCAGGATCACAGGCAAAACAGGGGTGTCGGGGCCAAGGGTCTGCAACAAAGCAATCAATTGTTGTTGCTCATACTCACGAGCCATGATACCCAAAGTAGCCGTGGGAATGAACTTCATGTCAACCGACGGATAGCGCTCAGGATCAAACTGCATATAACGGAAAGCAGCTTTCTCGATGAACGGGATCAGGAAGTCTTCTTGGAAGTTGCTCAATGTACGTTTGTACTTCTTGATGATACCAGCCAATACCATCGA